CCCGCCTGAATATCCCGAGTGATCTTAGGACCGATCTTCTGAGCCTCAGCGACTACTTTAGCTTCGGGTAACGCTTTCCCTGCCATGGATACTAGTTTCCCGTAGGGCAGGAAGTAAGGTATCTGTTCTGCTGTGGCTCCGGCAAACTTGCTGACTGATTCCGGTGCGCCCAAGGCTTTTACGCCTTGTTCAACTGGTTCTCCGAATGCACCCTTAGCTACAGCAGTAAGGGGAGAAAGCCCATACTGTAGGGCACCGCCAATGGCCGGAGCAATCTGCTTACCCCTCGGCCTACGGTAAAACTCTTTCATCTTGGACAGACCGGATTCAACTTCTTCAGTATAAATCTGGCCCATGCGTTCAAACTGTGAAGTCCATCCCGGCTTAGGGGCTTCAGGTTTAGCTTGCTCCCCGAGAAACTTGGTGTTGAACTCAGTCTGCGACATGGCAGGGTAAAACTTCTCTTTCAACCGGACAGCCAAGTCGGTATCGGGAATCTTATCGTACTGAGGGAATTTTTCCCTGAACTCTTGTATGTTCATTCGCTAAGCTTTAAGGGATCACCGGGGTTTCCGCCCATAAGACTAAGAATCCAGTTCTCTAGCTGCTTGGGATACAGTTTGTGCAACTCCTTGGCTATCTGCTCTTCCGTAGGCTTAGTGATACCCTTTTCCTTCAACGACTTAATCGCACTAGCAAACTGTTTATCAAACGTAGACGGTGCCCGTGGCTCGCGGGTAACAGTCCCGGCCCTATACTTAGAATACACATCCAACTTCTGCTGATCCGTTGCCTTGTCAAACCATGCCTTACCCTTGAGGTCTATGAGTACTTTCTTCATTTCGGACTGCTGTTCTGTGGCTGACTTCTGCAATTCCCTTTCTGTTTCCTTGAATGTTTCAAGTGCTTGAGGCCCAGCAAGTCCAGCCTTAATTCCTGCTTCGTTTGGTGCCCGTGATTCTTTCTGCCTCAGTATCATCTGCTTGTTAAACTCAAACTCAGAGGAAATGACATCGGCCATCTGCTTTTGTAACATAACCTTCTGGGCCTGTAGGTTCTCAAGATCCTTGCCCTTGGGGGGTTCCTCGGGATTATTCATCTGCTGGCTGATATTCATCAACTGCTTCTCAATCCCCGCCTTGGTGAGTTCAAGGGACTTCTTGGCAAAGTCCATATTGGTACCCATCAGGTTGCCAATGACCTTGATTCCACCAGCCTGAACAAACTTCTCCCCGGCCATTTCCTTAACTACATACCCTGATTCCTTGACGGCACTTTCCCAATGGGCAGACAACTCGGGAAAGTTAGCAAGCTGGGGGGCAACTGCACTGACAGGCACAAACGCCTCTGCTTCCTTCCTCTGACGTTCCATCTGTTTGGCCTGCTCCTCAAGCATAAGATTCTGCTTGGCAAGATGTTCGACTTCCAGGCCCATTCTCTGCTTCTTGTATGGAAGCATTTCTTCCTCAATAGCCGCCTGACGCTGACTCCGAGAAATAGCCTGAAGGTTGCCCATAGTGTTTACTAGGTTAGGCATGAATTGTCCCACCGCTTGTGTTCTTCCGATTGCCTCTAACCAATTTGCCATATCAATTCTCCCTAAGTCTTAATAATTCCACCCAGAGGTTGCGGCCTGAATCCATCCTGGTGCCTATGATTACAAACCCCATGGCCATATCAAGTTTCAGTGTCTTTACATTAAGATTCTCCACGAGGGTAAGCATGGCAGGCCAAGTTTTATCCATTTCCCTTAATAGGTTGATATACCAGGTGATAATCTTAGTCTTGCCTCTTTCTTCCGGTATGACCCCCGCCCGTTGCAGGTACCAGGTATTAGGATCGAGGGGATAACCGGAAGCGAACCCGACAATTTTGTCCTGTTCATAGCCAACGTAAACATCCGATGGGTAATTGATGGGATCATCTGGAAACACTTTCTTGTACAGAGAAGCATACCAGTTAATCTCGTTTACCTTGTACTGGAGGATGATCATTTGCCCCCTACCCAACCACCAACCCCACCAAGAACACCGCCGATGATTCCACCTATTAATGTTCCTACTCCGGGTACGATTGAACCCACTCCAGCACCAACGGCAGCACCAGTAATAACCCCAGCAGATGCACTTTCCTCTTTTTCTCCGCCCCATGGGGTTAGTCTCTGATGTAACTTTGTCTTGCCAAGGGCCGGGCCGCCATAATAACCAGCCGCAAAACCAGCAACAGCAGGTGCGGCATATCCCAATGCTCCAGTTGCACCTGCGGCTTGGTAAGTAATAGCTCCCGTAACGGGGCTTTTAACTGCGACCGTACCAGCTCCAACTCCAGCACCACCCCACCATCCGGCCTGACTACCATATCCATAAATAGCTGCACCCTGAAGACCAGTTTGGGCAAGCTGAACCCCACCGCTGACCATGGCAGCCCTACGCTGGGCTTCGGCCTCACTCTCTGTCATTCGTAGCCGTCTCATGGCCATTTCGTTCTCAACGGCAGTTTGACCCTTACCGAACGCAAACTGTTCTTGCTGAAGGGCAAGACTTTTCTCAAACTGTTCTTTCTGTTGAGATAATGCTTTTCTGCGAGTTCCAGATTCATAAATAGCAGACAACCTTGCTCGCATTGCCGGTTCAAGAATGTCAGGTTGATACCTACCCGTGACAGCCTTATGCTGGGCAATCTGGCTACTGAAATCCATTGGATAGTAATAAGGATCAGCCATTAGCGTACATCCTCCCGTATTGTCTGATAGAATATTCCCAGGCCAATAGGTTCATAGGGAACCCATGTTAGTGTTTCCCCCGAACCCGTGGCAGAAGTGACAACTCCCTGGAACGAATGGAATGTAGCACTACGCCAGTTGACGCTATTAGTTACCTGTTTAACCCTGTGCGTAATGCTGTAAAGTGACATACTCTCGGTTGACTCACCGGAAGTAGTGATGCAGTCCCCGAAATGGCTTATGGTGACACTCTTGTTTTGACTGGTTGCAACCGCAAGTTGTTTAACCTTCCTGACATTAGTTTCATGCATCCAGCCGGACAGGGGATAGTCCCCGGTTTTCCATGTGCGGGTAAAAACTTCATCGGGCTCAAAGGACATGCCATATTCAAGTCTTACTACCTTGCCAGCCGTTATTGAATACATCCCGTAGGTATACTTGTCACCGTTGGTATCAATAACGGGGAACCCAATTTGCAGATAGTACCCGGTTTCTCGATCTATCCTGAACCACTTCTTACGCATAAGATCGAACACAAGTTCATAGTTGTGGGAAGTACCCGAACCGCTGGTGAATAGCCAGTGGTACTCTCGCTTGCGTTCATCATAAAACGCACTGGATTTATGGATATAAGTAGCATTAATACATTCTGATTTATCCTTGTCGAAAAAGTTACTGATGTCGGTAGATATGTCGATCAGACTGGCCCCGTCAAACAACATGATTCCCGTTGCACTCTGCCAAACGGCAACCTGCTTATTGATGCCGGGAGCAATCTCATAACCAAGGTTACAGATAACCAAAGTTTGAGGAGCTACGCATCCATGACCTTCGCCAATCCTGTATATCTTGAAATCATCGGGAATAGAACCATCCACGAGATAGATTTCATTGCGCTTGAGGATTAAAAGATTCTCGTATAAGTCGCTGCCGTAACGGGAAAATATGGCCCCACCGGCCATAAGTTCGGTTTCATCCCCAAAGTATAATTCTGTGGAGTTATCCCCATTGAAAACACAGTTGGTAGATTCGGAACTCAAAAGAAGCATATTCTTGCGGTAAGAAGATTCACACCCTAATCCAAGTCTGTTCTTCCACATTACGGGAAACTTGTATCCCCTGATAGTCTTGGCTGCCGGGATACCATAGATACGATCTATATGAACAGCAGCCGACAGGGTAGCAGACCACATTACCTTGTAGTAATATAACGGCTGATCATCCCCGGCCTGTGTTTGAAATTCTTCTATTTCCGTTGGGTCTTTCCACGTGCAAACTCCATCTTTATTGAAAGTAGCTCCAGTTGTAGTCGTAGCATCACTTAGATTACTAACCGAAGTCCAGCTTTCTCCGTCCCAATAATAGATAGTCATGGTTGATGCGTTAGAATTTACATTCGTTCCACCCATGGTGAACTTCAGGCCAGTCATTCTTTCTGTAAATCCGACCAATAGATAAACCGCTGCCGCAGCGGCATTAAGGTTAGCATAGGTTGTACTATCATCCGGGTCATACGGATCACTCGTAAGTACGTTGGAAGAAATATCCTGGTAACCAGAAGAATACTTCTTAGCTACGGCAATCTGTCTTGGGGAACCATCCCAAATATCCTTAATACTTTGGAATGGAGCATCAACCGTTATGTAATAAACCGTCGTGGTAGCATCTGTTTCCGCAAACTCAAAGAGATACCAGTATAACAACTGACCATTGAAATATTTTAGCTTCGCTGTTGATACCGTGGAATCAAACGTAATCGAGCCTGTTTGGGCCAATGTTTTGCTGCTTGCGCTAGTACCATCAACTTGGCTTGAAACGGTCGTAAAGCTACTTCCATCCCAATATTTAGCCGTTACGGTTGCGGCTGTAGCATTAGCAGTCCCAATATAAAATTTGGCTCCCTTAATCGGTCGGAGACATCCAAGGTAAGCATAACAAGAATAGGTAGTTGATCCATAGGGCGTAGTATCCGGGGTGAAATTGGATGTCCATCTGGCAGAACTACTTATTCTAAATTCATCTATATATCCCTCAAAGTAACAATCCGGGGTGCTGGTTGATCCAATATACACTGACCCGGAATAATTCTGAGCCCTGTCAGTATCCGATACGCTATGCACCAAAGAACCATTTATAAATAGGTAATAACTATTGCCGGATTCAACAACAGCTACATGATACCAAGAACTGTTAAACATAGTTGTGCTTTGTAACTGAACAACGGTCGACGTATTAACAATGTCTACTTTTAAGGTACCGTTATATAGGGGGGCACTACCACCACTGATATATATTTTAAAATAATGCGTTGAGTCTGTACCTTGATAGTATATTGTTCGATTTGCCTGGGGTGTCATATACATCCAGAAATCTATCGTCCATGTTCCGCCACTGAAATCAAAGTCATCGTTGTCTGGTATCGTTAAATAAGCACTGGTTCCATTAAAGAGAGCGGAATAAGAACCTACCTTATATATTGAACTGCTAAAGGTTACATTGTTATTCGTTACTGTATGAGCAGTAGTAGGGCTGGAATCAGTTACATTGTTTTCAAGATGCAGAAGCAACATAGTATTGGCATCAGCAGTTCCCGTAGATGTCCTTACCATCGTTGCTACATTGCTAGAATCACTAAGAGTATTATTGATTACCTTGCTATAGTCTACCTTAACTGTTCCAACTAAATCACCAATAACAAATGATCCAAGTCGCCCTTCACTTCCCGTCCAAACTGAAGTATCCTTCTCGTTGCAGTACGCTACTGCTCCATCTGGAGCGGAACAGAATGCACCTGGACTTGCACTTGCCGTATCGTTATGCACCGCCGTAGCAGTAAAATCACCCTGACTTGGGATAGCCGTAGTGTTATCGTACACGTAACTTTGGGTCAGCCCGGCATTGAACTGTTGAACGAGGACATGAGACTCGCTGGGCTGATCCTTGCGGAAGTGGAACCCGGCAGTGGGACGGACATAGGTATCGCTTATGGCTGAAGAATTGATAACCCCCATGCCCCTTACGGACTTGATGCCTGTGTCGGTGTACCGCATGTTGGTAAGGGTCTGGAAGTCGCCCTCACTCATCTTGGTCCCGTCCTCTGCGGGTCGCCAGCGTCCAGTAAATGGAATTGCTTTGTATTCCAGTTTAGTGTCTTTGTCTGCCATTATCTTATTGCCAAATAAAAGACGTTTGCTGTACCAGCCGGTGATCCAGTCTTCGCCCACGTAATAGAAAACCCATCTGCACTCCATGAAGATATGGTCCCGTTTGACTTGACACCTGCACTGACATAAAAACACAAAGATGTAGAGGCAGTATAATAAGCACCGGCAGTACCTTCTCTGTTGTCGGCAATAGAATAGGCTGCCGCTGAAGAATCAAATCCCAAAGAAAGCATGCCTGATCCAGCTACGGCACCCATAAATATAACAACTGATGGTTGAAAACCAACACCCGTTTCGGCAACGGCTCCATCCGCCGCAGAAAGATCTCTTGTTATAGAACCAACCTTAAACCTTGTTGAAACGGATACGAGTGCTTTAGCGGCACTGGTCCAAACGGGTACCGATGCTGTAAGACCAGAAAAGGTAGCTCCTGCAAATGTAGGAGAAGAAGCAATCTTAACTGCCTGATCTAGGTAATCAGCAGAAACAAGAACTTTACTTCCATTGGTCATGACGGCCTGAGATGCAGTTAAATCATCAAGCGCACAACCATCCGCTGTAATATCATTGATAATGGTTAAGCTGGAAAACGTAGGCGAGTCCGTAGTCTCAAGCCCAAAGCCGGGGATATGAATGTAGTCATAGGTTACACTTGAATACCCAGACTTGGAGATAACAACCTTGAACTCCTGGTCCTGGGTGTAGTCCCCACTGTCAACCCAGAACTCGAAGGCACCGTAGGCATCTGAAGTTGTGGCCCCGCCTGACAGGGCTGCTCCCGCCTCGGAAGCGTAACAGGTAGCCGCGGTGGTAGTACCTGCGGTGTACACATTCACCGTGGCACTGTAGATTACTCGCCCGTTCTGATCCTTAGCCGTTCCGTGGTATGCTTTGCGTCCCATTATTCAACCTCAAGTATTCTAGTTACTCTGTCAAAAGGAACACGAAGAACTTGTCTCATTTTAGGATCTGGCAATAAACTTCTGTCTGACGGAAATACCCATAGTTCCTTGTCCATCGGGAAAACATCGTTGATCTTGCCTTGAACGATTGTTCCTTTATCAGATTCAAATTCGACCCAACCTTTGCCGGATTGAAGCTTGCCGATCTCTTCTACTGTTGGTTTAGGCATCTGCTGAGCTTCGGGGCCGATTAACCCTCTTTCCCGTGCCTTCATAACCAACATTTCGTGCTCATCCCTCAGCATTCTTTCTTCCTGCAAAGTAATGTTTCCGCCCAAGGACTCTTTCTTCAGGGCAATATATTCCTCGGGAGCAAGCTCATATAAATTTCTGTGGGATAAACCGCGAACCGCCCTAATTCGTCCTACCGCCATGGGTCCGGGCATTATCGCTCCGCCTTCTTCCATGCCCTGCGTTATATACTGTGCTCCCTGTCTCAATGTCTGCGGAGCCTGAGTAGGTTCGGATAAGTACCGTACCGCCCTGGCAGGAAGGCTCCCGCCATACTGTTCAACCGTCCTTGCCAGGGATTCCGGGTTGACCCCGAAGCGGCTTACTGCCCGGCTGAATATGGACGGTTCAGTCGGTATGGCTTCTTTGTATTCCCAATCGCGCGGGTATGGCATTAACGATAACTCCCGCTTCCGCCTGCTCGTTTCTTGAGGTTCACCCTGAACCCCTTGGTGTTCCTTGCCGTGTTCAATTCCCTGCCGTACTGCTTGACTTCTGCATCCCAGAACTGGTACCAGGAGTTCCCGAAGCTGGGTTGCCGGTCCCGGTACTTGTAGACCCAGGCTGCATAGTAAACCAGAGCCTTCTTGAGACTGTAGGGTATGCTGTATGAATAGTAGGCTGAATATACCGGAGCGGGCCGCTGTACGTAGGGGACGGTTATTGTCTCTGACGCTGTGGATGGGGGAGGGTCCAGGGTCAGATACATCCGCCTCTGGCGATGGATGTAGTAAGTGTCGCTGTCGGACCAGTCGTTGGCAGTTCCGCCAAACAGGGCCGTAACCAGGGCTGTGGCTGATGTGACAGCGACCACTACTCCATGGCTTCCGTCAGTGACGTTATTTACCGTGTCGCCAACGGACACCACGTTAGTCGTGGTGAACAGAGCGGTGAAATCCGTCAACGTACAGACGCCACCGGTGGCTGCACCGGCGGAGGTAGTAGTTCCGGTGAGGAGGGAGTAAGCCGTGGCGTCCCGCACAACGAACCCGCTCGGTATATCCGCTGAATCTTCATTGTTCTGAAGGATGATGCTGTCATAGCTGACAGGGTAGATGAAGGTATCGTTGGAACTGCCGTCCGTGTACTTCACGAACTGACGGCTCTGATCGTCCACAAGGTACATCTTCAGGAAGTCGGCATTCAAGAGATAGTCACGTTGATCTGCAACCGTAGTGATGGACTGAGTGCTCGTGATGCAGTTGGTGCGGGCTACCGTCTTGGTAGCAGCTTCATACAGAGCATCATAGGTCACCTTGGACTCCATGAAGCTGGAGCTGGATGACTCATTCAACAGTTCTGCGACTTCCCAAGCTAGAGTTGTACCGTCCATAATTAACCCTCAACAGGTGGAGTTTCAACCTTTGGTCTAACGGGCCGCCCTCGGCGTTTCGCCGTACCAATCTCTTTTGCCTGCCGCTTCAGGGCAGACTTGATCTCGCCGGAACGAGAATCGCGCTCTCTACGGAGAGCTTCCGTGTTGGTGGATTCGCCAAGGGCTTTCCGTGCAACCTTCCACATGCGTTCCTTATCGGTTCTGCTGATCTTGCCGTCTACGATCTTGATATTCAACTCCTTGGCAAGAGCCGCCTCGTCTTCACTTTTGATTTCCATCTTCTTCTTGGACATGCGCTCAGCCTCACCGTGAATGTCGGCCAAGCCAAGCATCATGTCAGTACGGGTATACTGAGCATCCGAAATCTGGCCCCCAAGATCCTTGGATAGCCTGTGAATCCTATCCTTGGCTTCACCCTCAAGCTTAGGGACAGTCTCCCGGATCTTATCAAGCCGTTCCTTCTCGCGCTTCAAGGCTTCCCGGAATTCGCCCTTCTTTTCCGGGGATACGGCTTCCATATCCAGGGCACGCTCACGGGCACGAACCTGATCTTCCAGGTCCTCCAGGTGTCTCCGGCCTTCGTAGTACCAGCCGGGATAATCACTTCTCGGTTTCCCCCGTTCGTTCTTCTCGAAATCCCCGAATACTTTAATCGGCATTGCTTACCTCCAAGGGTTTGATTGGGGGGCACTAGGCCCCCCGCTTGTATTACTCGTCAGTTGTGTCGAATCCAACCGTACATCCAAGACCCTGGTTACCGTCACCAGTAACGGCAAGGTTTGCCACTGTTACATCGCTTGTGCCATAACCATGTGCAGCTACAGCAGCACCGTCTTCGCCTACGACAGCAGCGAAAAGGGTAACTCTGTTGTCGTGGACAGATAGTTCCGAAGTACCGTCCGCACCGACAATCCACACGAAACATCCTGCACTTGCTCCCGTATCATCGTCGCCCACGGCACAGTTATAGGCCACTTCCAGGTTGTCCGCATCATGATGGACAATGGCATCACTGTTTGCGTCAATGAAGAAGGAAGAGTACAGAACCTTGCAGTCATTGGAATCCTCAAATATGATGCTGGCTCCATCTGTGACATCAACCGGGGTAATGAAATGGCAACCGAGAACTAGCGTATTATCTGCCCCGCTGGTTTCAATCTGATACTCACCGGAGTTGAACACACAGCTTTTGATAATGCAGCCGTCACCCGTGATCTTGATCAGGGAAATGTCGCTCCCGCCATCATAGGGTTCAAACCGCATGTTCTTGACCGTACATTCGTTTCCGCTGATAACCAAGGTATCCGTGGCATCCGTGGCCCCGGTTACAATCACATCGGTGTTGGACTGGCCGATAAGCTGAACATCGTCCTTGGTCATCGTCAGGGTTTCAGCATACGCACCGTTGCGGACAAACACCCTGTCGCCCTTTGCAGTCGTGCAAAGATTCAATCCGGCCTGAATGGTAACCTTGGCGGTTTCAGGGGTCTTGCCGTCATTGGAATCGCTACCACTGGTAGCATCTACAAAGAAAGTGTCGCCCCACACTTGGCCGTCTTCGTTGCCCCAGAGTAGGGGAATTCCGAAGCTCTTGACCCCGTGTGCGAAATTAGTCATACCCATTAGAATCTCCTATTTTCCTTTTTCCAGGATGTCCGCTCTGTCTCATGCACACACCGGGGGAATTGAACCCTCCGTTTACCCATGGCTGGCGGGGGCTAGCTCATCACCGCACCCCCGCCCTTGGTTAGTGTTTAAGAAACTACGTGGCCGTAGCACCAACGCCATTCGTTCCACCCATAACCGATTCGGAAATAGATGGAGGTCTTGGCGTAGAAGGTCTCGAAGTCAACAGTTGTGTTAACTTCTCTGGGCACACGGTCGATCCACATCAGGTGTTTCTTCATCAGCTTGGAATCCACCATGAACCAGTTGTTTGTGTCGTAGTCGTCAAGGCGAGGGTAAGCCACAACCTTGAACCTACGGTACTGGCTGTTGATGGTGTTCTCCGCACTGTCGGGGTCAAGTTGGGAACTGGCCCCGGTCTCGGGCATGTAACCCACGGCTTCACAAGTTTCATCAAACTTGGCATCTGGAACAACAATCATGTCAGGTTCGATGACGATCCGTTCGCTGATGTCATTACGGAACTGCCGCATCAGGATACGGGTTGCGCCGAGGGCCGTCTTGCTGATGGCCGTGGTGCCGGAGTTATCGAACCCATAAGTTGTGCTGGTTCCTGACTTGGTACTGTGAGAGGACGAACACAGCGACACTCCTTCCTCGGAGTACAGGAAGTCGAAGCTGGACGAGAAGGCGTATCCAAAGGTGCGGACGCCGTACTTCTCGCGCACACGGGCGGCTGAGTCGCCAAGAGACCGGGCACGGTCACGCAGGACAGGGTACTTATTGTCGTCCAAGAACTTGCGCTCGATCTGAATGGCACCCGCAAACTCCTTGGGCTCGATCCGGTAGGTATAGCCCGGAGCGATTCCAAGGTATTCCAGCTTCCCGGTGAACTCCGGGACATCGGGCAGGGAACCCACGCTGTAGAATTCCTCCCAAGCTGAATCACTGGGAAGCATCTTGTAGAACGAAGGAATCATGGAAGGGAGTTCATCGAACCCGCCCTCAGTGACTTCCTTCTGATCCGCCACTAACAGTTTGACAAATTGTGCTGAGGTTAAAGGATTTCCCATTGTTGTTCACCTCCCCTTTAATAGGTAAGCCGGAATATGCAATGCTCTTTTCCGGCTTCTCGGAGGTCTAGAGCAAGGACAAAGATGGAAATGTAATTTGTACCATTGTCGGTATCAACATCGAGGTACAACCCCTCTGCATCAAGATATGCCTTGCATTCACCGAACATCTTCAATTCGACGGCGACAAAGGTATCTCCAGCGACAATATCACGAGGGAAGTCATGGTCCACGGTCTTGACTGTAGCGGAAGTATCCGTGGTATGACGGTACAGACCCTTATTGTTTCCACTACGGCAGTAAACCGTAGCGGTGTCAGCCACAACCGTCCCGGCAAAATCCATGAGTCCACCCGAACAGGTAAACCCCGTGCCATCAGTATTTCCGGTTGTAACTGTCCCAACCGTAATTGCAGTTCCGAAGCTGTTGGTATAAATAGGAGCCTTCAGAACGGTGCCAGGCCCTACTGCGTCAATAAGCGCATACCGGGAGGTATCTCCAACCACCATCTTCCCGCTTCCACCTAACAGTACATAACCCGTACTGTCATCGTGGGCAGAAGTAGTAGTAAGAGATTTTTCGGTTTTATAGGTTGAATCAAAAACAGGTTCCTTCAAGTTGAACCCAACAATAACACCGGCTATAGTGGAAATATCAAAAGCCCCGCTCATCGAACCAACGGGAGCAACCCCGTCAGAAGATGCCTTAACAAGACTTCCGATATAGAACGTATCTCCAGTGTTAGCGTTGTAATCCAGGGGAACCCAATATCTTCCGTATGAACCCTGCATTACTTCAATGGCCATCTGTAAATCCTCCTTGGATGTTAGTGATTATCCCTTCCAAGTAGGACATCCACAGAACCAGCACCCATGTACCACTTCGGCTTTCCACCCGCCGTAAGGCTTCTTAGGGCTACTTGCGGCGTCTAATTCACAGAGAGTTTCATGGTGAACACCAAGGGTGTCACAGCAGATAAACTTCACATGGTTTATCTTGTCGGGATCATTAGGGGCGAAAGCCTGGTAGGGATCACTAAGCTCAACATATTGCTTGGCGAGTTGCCCACTGGTTCCTCCCGTAACTTCTCTCTGGCTGTCGCATATTGCTCCGCAGTTCCAGCAAGAGTAGTAACGGCCAGAGTCGCTCTGGAGTCCGATACCGCCACCCTTAATGGATATGGTTCTGCGTAGCCTTGCCATTACTTCTCCTGTAGGTTCCTCTGTGCCCAATCAGCGGGCCGACCGATGCGCTTAATGAAATTAGCGGCGGCTTCGTCCAGTTGAACGGGCGGTGGAGCCGAAGTCTGAGTACGAGTACCTACGGGAACTCCCGTGGATACATTGACCGCGTTCGGTCTTGATGCCGGTTGTGTTTGTCTGCTTGGATTCGCGTACTTCTTGGCCAGAACCGCTTTCATGGCTCGGGAGTAATTCCAGTGGGCATCCGCAATGGGATCTCCGGTCTTGATCTGATTGAATGGAGAATTGGGAACCTCGAACATTTCACGGGTGACCTCAGCGTGAAAGTCGGGGTTCTCATCGCCCAGGGAAGTGATCTCCTGGAGAAAGTTGTTCTGGTACTGCTGACGGGACTGCATCTCCCGCTTGCGCTCGTCTTCCAGGACCTTGCGGACATCGGCAGCCGTGCTGATAATCTCGGTATCAGGCGTGTTCTGCTGACCGTGGCCCTGAAAGGCGGTTAAGAACTCGTCCATCTTGCGTGTGAACTGAGTAACGTTGTCCTCAATCTTCCTCACGCGCCTGCCGAGCTGAGACCGCTCGGATGGATCCGCAGGCTCAATGTCGAAGGCCGGGGGTCTGGCTTCAGGGGCCTGGGGGACGGGCTGAACCGGTTCCTGCGCTTCGGGTAAAGGGGTTTGTGGTTCCTGACCGTCTCCTTGGAGAGAAGGGGCTGGTTGTAACTGACTAACGTCAGGAGTTACAGCCTGCGAGCTTCCCTGCGGCTGGTTAAGGTCTGTCATTTAACTAATCCTCCTATGTGTAATTTGACTACTCATTGGGCAAAAAAATATTACAGTTTCATCTGCATATTCATACGGTTACTGGCCGTCTTGGTAGACATGCCAAGGGTCCGGGCCATGGTTGCCGCCTGCTTGTCCAGGACGATGGTGGGGATGAATTCCGCAAGGTATTCGTAGCCTTCCGCACCTAATTGCTCACGGACTACCTTCTCGATCATACAGCCCATGCAGATGCCTGATTTACCACAGGAACACCACTCAAGCCTTGGCACCATCTTTAAGCTCCTTGCCTAGGTTTAGGAAAGCAGAAAGCCTATTGGTTACACGGGGTAACCGGGTATTCTTTAAGTAGCGGTACTCTGCCTTCTCTTCATCGTTAGCACTTAAATCCATAACCTTATTGAATAGTTCCGAGTATCTATCTATGTCGTCCTTTAAGATTTCCCTGCCAACCTCTGAATTATAAACGGCTTCTATGAACGGGATAAGCTTGCCCAAGTCTGACAAGACACGGGTTGCTTTCCGGCTATTCAGGCTCATGAACCTGGTGATCTCATCGACGCTGAAGGTAAGGTTAAGCTTGTCCATACATTCCCGAACGGGTATATTGCTCCAAATTACCCTGCGGTAAAGCATTTTGATTACTGATCGGTAATATATTACCCTCTGGCATCATCTGTGCTCCCCCCTGGGCCATCATCTGCTGTTGGGCCGCCTGGGGCGACTCATCAAACATATACTGGGCAAAGTCAGGGAACTCATTGCCAAATAGCTCAAAAGCCATCTTGAGTAAGTAGTTCAATACTTTCGGGGTGTTGGGGTTAGGTATGTTGGCTACCCGTCCCATCATCTGATCTATGATGCTTAACTTCCTGTATTTATTCTGTTCCTGCTCAATGTTGGCTGACAGGGGCGAATACTTGTAGTCCGCATCTGGATCAAAGTTCACCCAGTCCTCGCCCATAAGGGCCTGTAATGTTTGAGGTCTGGCATACTGGGCGGTCATCTGAAGGATGATCCAGTAAAAATCCAAGAGGAAGGTGTACTCGAAGGTCAGGGACTTATAGTTGGTACGGCCACTGGTACGGGTTTCTGCCCCGGCTACCGCGGTGGCCGTGGTGCTAGCATGCTCGGGCAGGCTGCCCATGGTGGTGGGGAACCGGGCAGTGACCTGGTACATGGCATCGCGGAGCATGCCAATCTGGCTAAGGGCACCCGTAACGTCATCTTCAATCTTGAACTCCACGATGTCCTTCTCGGGATCTTCAAGCTCCATGACATGTTCAGGCTCAAAGTAGATAGTAGTGTTATCCTCCAGGGCATACTTGCGACCCTTGAGGGTAGGCATGGTAGCCAGCTTGGTACGGTCAGCAGCCATATTGAAGGTATCATTGACTGCCTTCTGAAGCTCCTGCATGTTCTTGCCGTCAGACAAGCCTGAATCCTTAGTGGGATGGATGTAGCATAGCCCACGAATAAGGGGCCTGAACGGGTTGCCCCGACCGTCCCGATTCATCTGGGGCTTGAAGCAAATGAGGATCTTGTTGGAACCCGATAGCACGAAGGTGACCACCGCTTCCACCAGTTCGGCATCCTCAAGGGGTTCACCACGCTCATCCAGACCGGGTTCAATGGCTATGGGGTAACCGTCCTCACCCCGCTGAGTAACCCTAGCCCACATGGGGCCGAATCGGGTAATAACGTCATAGGGTTTCAGGGGAGACTTCGGGGGCTTCTGTTTCTGATTGTCCTTGTTATATGTCTCTCGGCTGGTCTCAGTCTCACTTGGGGGATTAATAGCCCTGACCAGATTCAGGTTGAAGTAACCATAGTCCTTGGCCTCTGCCTTCAACTCCTCATAGGTACGTTCAGCCCGAATGATTACCCAAGGTTTGGATTGGGGGCTGTAGTCATAGGTGTTAAGGGTGAACACGTTGCGGGGGTCCAGGACATCATAGTCGAACTGGTCAGCATAGATGTGTTCACCATACACCGGCTCCTGTTCCACACGGGTGGCCGGAATCTGATTCTGGGTATCCTCCAAGGGGTTCCCATAAATGTCAACATCTAGGGGTACGGTTACATCCCGCATACCCACAACCGTGGGGGTTGTCCTCTGGGTCCACCAAGCTATGGCCCAAACTTGGCCGAATAGGGCATTGATGGCCCTGCTCCGTACATACTTAAAGAAGTGATACAACCCCCTGCGATTAAGGGTCTCGTTCAAAAGCTTCTTGGCAGCAGTGCATCTCTCCTTGTTCCCCGGCTCTGCACCCTCAAGCTTGACCTCTACAAAGTCACGGGTCTGGAAATACTGATTGGCCCAATCGGAAGCCTCGGACAGAATAACGGCTGGAAGTTCCGGCAAGAATACATCGCTCATCCATTCGTAGTCCTTGGCCGACCGCTTGCACTCCAGCATGTCAACCATGACCTCAAGGTCAGAGGTTTCCCCGCTGTTTTGGTTGCGAACAAGATCGTATTCGTTATCCACCACAATGGATGCTAATGCTTGCTCAACCGTATCATTGAATCTGTGCTGTACCGTTCCAACCGCTTTATCTTCTGGCATTTCTATACCTCAGATCAGACCCGTGCGCCGAAGTATGCCTTGTGCCCACCTGGACGGTCCTTGACGAACTGCCCGGCATACCGACCGGAATTGAACCCCGGATGCTTAAATATACATTCAATGGCTATGGGGTAATGGCTCCAACGCTGCTGCGGACTGTCCTTGACATCCTTGATTAGAAGCTGATCCCGGCTGGCCCACTCTCCCAACGCCAGTTCTTTACACTGGCAATAGTCTCACGGCAAGTGTCCAGGAACCAGATGGTGGGCAAATGGGTCACATGATCACCCTTGATAACTCGGTTATTGAATGGCCTGCCGCACAGCCGGGAATTCCTGAGCCGTTCCTTGAATCGTTCGCGGCCCACGGTAGCCTTAGTGTCCCAAGTCTGCCAGAAGCCGCCCGTGCCGATACCCTCGCGCTTGAACTCATGGAACAGGCGGTTCAGGTCGTCCAGGGTGGTGCTGCCCGTATTGGGAAGCTTCTTGGCCGACAGGGGGTCGATGAGGTTCAGGGGATACTTGTAGTCCTTGGACCGATAGGCCACGTTCCGGGCTATCTCAAGAGTAACCATCTTCTCAGGGCTCGGAGAGTATTCCTGATACACAAAACACTCATTCTCAGAAGATAGAGCAAGCCAAGTACAAGCCCAAGCATTTCGTTCATGGTAATCTATACCCCGCACGTGAAGCCAAGCATGGAGAAGGCCATCAGGAAAGTATTTGTCTTCACTGATAATGTGAATCGTAGGGTCGAACTCCTTAAATATCTGGCCCGTAACCTGACGGAAGATTCCGTACCTGCGAATATCTATGATGTCCTGATCGTCTATATTGGCATCCCAGCTGTCGATAACTTTCTTGCTCAGAGATGGATTGTCATACGTGCTGGCCTGGAATACCACGATGTCCGTAGGGTTCTCCGTAGTCTCATAGCTTGACTTGGTTTCCTTGCCGTAACGCTCCTTGACCCGGTTCCTGACGTAGTGGGTACGGACATAATACTTAGCCCGGGAGTACAATTCGTCAAACTCCCAACCCATGAACTCAGCAGGGGTCAGGGTGTAGATCAAGTCCCCGTCCGCAGCAAGCAACCTCTGGATTTGTTCCTCATAGAACTGCTGGCTACAAGACTCGTCTATCCACACGCTCTTGCGCTGAACCCCGGCAGTGGCCTGGATCTCCTGGTTGAAACTGACGAACTCAACGTAGATGTCCGGCCCGCCCTGGGGATCGGCAATGGTTATCACCGGCTTGCGGATAGTGATGTCACCCTTGACAAGATACTTGGGCAGGTAACGCTTGAAGGCCGGGTACTGGGTGTTCTTGACCTCCCCGCCCGTAGGATCATTGGGCAACGTCTGGCTACAGAACCTGAAGGTACGAATGGCATCCGTGGGCTTCAGGTTCTTCTCCTTGGTCGGATGATAACCATAGATGCGAAGAACGTACTGCCAAGCCACAACGCTGGTCTTGCCGAACTGGTTGCCGGTGAACCAGGATAATACCCTTGCCGGGCAGTTCAGGAAGCGGTCGATAATCCAGGTCCGCTTGAAGGAACAGAGACCCGCAAGGTCGTTGATCTGGGCTATAAGTTTTGGGTCAAGCTCGTTTACGTTCATGCCAGGTGAATGATGATCTTCCCACTGCCTACGCCTGAAATGGCGATGCACAGGTTCTTAATGTAGCCATCAAAATACTTGATGATGGACTGGTTGGCCGTGGTACACTGCTCGCCGAAGATAGCGTTCCCGCCAACCGCATCCGTAATAGCTGCGGTGTGGGCCGTAGATGTCGGCGTCTGCCATTCGATGGACTTGACCTTCAGGGGCGTACCCGTGGAGAATCCCAGGGACGAGCATACGTCTATTGCGCTCGTGAAGGTGTCCAGGACGACCGGATTTCCGGTAAAGCTGTTTGCCATGCTGTCCTCCTAAGCTGTACGCTTCCAGATATAAACCGTGAAGTAGGGCGGAACGATGTTCTGAATAGCCGAGCCGCCGCTTCCGCTTGATCCCGTGTAACTCGCATCCGTCTCTGTCGAACTACCGCCCGTTCTAAGATTTGCAGCCAAGATGGTATGCGAATGATCTATGCTATGGACGTGGGACATATCCTTCGTCTTGCTGCCGCCTGTTTCTTCGGGTGTATCAAAGTCCTCGTCCGTTCCATCTTGCCCGACAAGAAACTTGCCATTGGCTATTTGCGACCACGTTCCGTATCCAAGCAGGGTATTAGGGTTAGTGCTTACCACCGCAAGGAATACGGCACCTACCGGGAACGCTTCCCCCGCACCGCCGGAATGACTGTGCAGGGAAATCGTACTGCCGTCAACCAAGCTCTTGTGCGCTACCGGCTCGTTCTGAATGGCCATTAAACCGCCACATCATCGTAGGATGCCTGTAGCTTACCGTCTGCGTTTCTCTCGACAGAGACGACCTTGAACTGACCCGTAGTCGGGCTGGTCTTGACATAACCCCTAGCCGTGTCGGACATTGAATCAAGGTTGGCCTTGGCCACACCGGAATCCAGCTTCACACTGGTAACTTCGGCATCCGCCAGGGGCCGGGCTGCTGCGGCCACGGAACTGGCCCGAGTAATCTGGGCCGAAGCAGAGTTAACCTTTCCAACGATCTCATCGTCCGTGTACGACTGAGCATTGGGGTCAAGAACCATTGTCTGAATAGCCATCTTTTTTCTCCTTATAGTACTGGGGTATCGTCATAAGTAATCACTAACTTGCCGTTGTCCGGGTTGACATAAATATTTGTGACCTTGAAATAACCGGATGGAGGGCTGGAAAGTGAACCGCCAAGCTTGGAAATAGTGGCATCGGTCAAATCAACTTGCAGGTGGCCACTTTCGTCAATAATGGTCGGCTTCCAATCCGTTCCATCCCAACCCCAACTTGCTATTCCCTGAAACGGGAATGGGTTTACATCTGAATCGTATCCCATGACTATATAGCCTTATTTATAAACGCCTGAACATCCGAACTGCACAGCAACGGGATGGATTGATCAATCGTCTCATCATCCCAATTCCACCAGGCGATGCTTAATAGTTTCTCAATAATGACATGGGGGAACCGGAGACCCACAACCCTTGCGGGATTGCCCATGACGATGGTATAGGAATTAACCTCGCCGCACACTACGGAGTTGCTTCTGACTATGGCCCCGTTACGGATAGTCGTATCGTGCAGGAGGACTACGTTGTGGCCGATGCACACATCGTTCTCGATGGTAACGGTATCGTTGTGGTCCACCGTGGGACACTCAGTATCCAAGCCCACAAGCCTGCGCTCAAAAGGATACGTGCTAATCCAGTTGTTTCTGTGGTCCTCAAGTATGATGGCCTGCACACCATTGCCTATGGTACAGTAGTTGCCCACGCGAACCGTGCCCCTGTGGGCGAATATCCGGCCCGTTGTGTGTCTCCCGTAGGTTATGTCTGCGGCGTAGAACGTACTCATGGTTACATCTGCAAGCTCATGGTCAGGAATATCTGCCCGTCCCCGCCTATAGCTACGCTGGGGAATGTACCCGAAGTGGGGTCGAACGTGCCCCAGCTTACGGCAAAGTGCGCCCGGGATTTGAAGTACGCAGCCGATACCCCGGCCCGGTAGAAGAACCATCCAACGTATGGGTAATAAGTCTTGGTCGGGTATCCGGGGGCCGTGCTTGCCATTTACGTACTCCTTATTGTTACTATGTCAATGAATGCCTGAACATCGGGGCTGGAAAGCAAGGGTGCGTATTCCCTGACCATCTCATCCGGCCAGTCCCACCAGGCTATGGCTAAGAGTGCTTCTATCTGCTCATCGCTGAACCGCTTGCGGATCACCCTTGCCGGGTTGCCCACGGCTATGGAATAGGGCGGAATTCGGCCATGGACAACCGAATAACTTCCGATTATTGCTCCATCGCAAACGTGGGTGTTTTCCAGAAGAACCGCACTCATGCCGATCCATACATCGTTGCCCACGATAACATCGGGGTTCTGCCTGAGACCGTTATTGGGAGCATTAATGTTCCACCTGTTCCTGAACGGATAAGTACTGATCCATGCCGGGTTATGGTCTGAAAGAATGGCCGCGGTTACGCCCCCGGCTATGGAGCAGTACTTTCCTACGGTAACCCGGCCTCCCCAGGGAACCTTGATGCTACCGTAGGAATGTTTGCCCATGCTTGTCTTACTCAATTCTCTTCCTCAAGGTGCTGGTGCCGTCATCCAGAAGCCCGGCGGCTACCGTGTAGGCCGTGGTGGTGCCGTCATCCTTGTAGAGAGTGACCGCCCCGGTGGTATCATTGACCTTCATTTTGTTGCGGAGAATCCAGCCCAAGGTGCGAACCCGGTCCTTCAGGGTATTGGCCGTCAGGGTAGTGGCATCGGTGAAAGCTGCATCCTGAACGTCAAGGGCCGACTGGACATCGGAGACCTGGTCGCTGATTCCATCCAGCAGGCTTTCTGCCATGGACCGGAAATCACTAAGCGTTCCGCTGATCCCCGCTACCATGGAGTACACGTTGGATAACTCACCGGATACGGCTGCTACCTGGCTGCGGAGGGCTGACAGGATGTCAGATTTGAAGTCGCTGACATCATCGCTGACGGTGGCGAACCTACTTCTCATGGCTGATAGGGCCACAGACTGAAAGTCACTGATCTGGTTGCTGATGCCCCCGACCTTGCTGAATAAATTGCTAGCCCTAGATTCAGCCCAAACCCTAGATGCAATATCAGACATATTGGATGCAGTAATGGTTGCCGCTGCCGTTGTACTCCTAACGCATGACAGGGCTGCCGATCTGAAGTCCGAAATCTGGTTGCTGATCCCGCCCACCATGCTGAACATGTTGCTGGCGCGGGAATGTGCCCAGACAGCAGAGGCCAGGCTTGCAGTATCAACCGAGGCACTGACCCCGGCAACCTGACTGCGCAAGGCCGAAAGGATGACGGACTGAAAATCGGAAATCTGATTACTGATTCCACCAACCATGGAGAACAGGTTGCTTGCCCGGCTGTGCGCCCAAACCCCGCTGGCAATACTGGTTATATCGGCTGCGGCTGCGGCTGCTGCGGCTGCGCTGTGGGTATCGGACAACAGGGCTGAAATACCCACGAGGTAGGACTGAATGTCCGAAAGGCTTGAAGCGTTTATCAGGAACCTTGACCTCATGGCGGATAGAACATCGGATTTCAAGTCTGAGATGTCATCGCTGATTGCCCCCCGGACGAAGGAACGTAAGTCTGATACGCTGCTGTAAACGTCCGAAAGGGGACCGCTGAGGCCCGTAACCATGGAATAGACGTTGCTGAGTTCGGCGGACACCGTGGCAATTAGGCTTCTCATGTCCGAGCCTACCTTGGATACCGTGCTCTTGAGGTCGGAGAAGTAGGAGGCCATGCTGGCATGGGTGGTCAGAACCCCACCGATACGGGAGGCAAACTTGGTAGCAAGGTAGCCAACCTTAGACTGAATGTCTGACCCGCTGGCCTCCGTAGTCCACATATAGGAAGTGAGATTGGAAGGCGTAAGGGTCCCGCGAACATAGGAACGAAGATCGGAGACCTCGCTATCAACATCTGAAATGGCACTGCTTACCAGGGTGAACCTGCTGCGCATACCCGAGAGCAGGACAGACTGGAAATTGGATACCTGATCACTGGTGGGTGCCAGGGCGAAGCGTGAACGCATGCCCGAAAGCAATGCGGACTGGAAGTTTGATACTTGGTCGCTAGTGGGGGCCAACGCAAAACGGGATCGCATGGCTGACAGCACCGTGGATTGCAGGTCGGAGATTGAATCGCTGACCGTGTTGCTGACGGCTGCAACCTGGGAACGCAGGGCTGAAAGTAAGGCTGATTGATAAGTTGATGCCTGATCGCTTGTGGGTGCAAGCGCGAATCTCGACCTCATGGCAGACAGGATTACCGACTGCATGTCGGATACCTGGTCTGACGTTGGGGCCAGGGCAAACCGAGACCGTAAGGCTGACAGGACGACGGATTGGAGATTGGACACGTCATCACTGACGGCCAGGGTTCCGGTGACACGGGAACTGATCAGGGAATGAACGTCTGACAGGGTGCTGGCAATGCCCGACCGGACGAAGGATCGGAGATCGGACAAGTTAGACTTCATGGCCGAAACGTTGGAAATGGTGCCGCGAAGCAGAGAACCGATGGCCCCGGCAGTAGCGAACCCTCCCGTGGTGAGATCTACGGACCAAACCGCGCTGCCCACATCCCCGGCAGTAGCCGTTGACTTGACCATGGACCGGATGTCGGAAACCGTGGACCCCACATCTGACAGAATATCGGAAATGTTAGCAACCTGGCTGAGAACAAATGAGTTCAGATTGGATACGGTTGCAAGCAAATATGAACCGAAGCTAGATGCCGTGGTGAGATCTGAATAACCAGTGTCCCATACTGCGGCTGCAATCAGGGATACGTCCGAAGCCGTGACCGTTGCTGCCGGACCTGCGGCCACTGCGCTTCTCAAGTCGGACATAACGGAAGTATTGAGATTGGCCCCAGTTGTAGTAATCAAGCTGTGCATGTCGGAGATAACGTCTGATACCTGGGACCGGAGGGCGGACATGACTACGGACTGAAGGTTCGATACCTGATCGCTCGTCGGGGCCAATGTAAACCTAGACCGCATAGCCGACAATAGAACCGACTGGAAGTTGGAGGTCTGGTCGCTTGTAGGGGCTAAGGCGAATCGGGATCTCATCGCTGACAAGACTACGGATTGAAGGTCAGAGATCTTGTCGCTGATTAGGTTGCTGATTCCGCTGCGGACAAAACTTCTGGTATCAGAAGCTATGGAGATGATCTTCCCAATCTTGCTCTGAACATCGCTGGAAGTAGCGTGCGCCCAGACCTGGCTGGCAATGTTGGAGGCCATGGATGCTCCGTCGATGCTGGCGGCCCAGACGGCAGAGGCAATATTGGAACCAGCAACCAAGGAGGCCACGTTGCTGAGTTCACCCGAGATGCCCACAAGGTAGGACTGGATGTCGCTGAGGATTCCGCTGACGTCCGCATCGTTGGCCGTGGCCATCTCAAAGGTCATCATTTGATCGGCACAGGAGGCATGCTTGACACGAACCATGAGCCAGTCATAGTTGCACTCGGTAGCCTTCAGGGTTGCCCGGAAGATGCCGGAGGTAACCACGGATATGGCCTTGGACACGGAACCCGTGGCGGCTGCCGCCGAACCTCCGTGGGCTACACCGAAATACGTTGTGGTGAAATCGGAGGTGATACCGGATTCGATTGACGCAAAGTTGGTTTTGTCAACCATTGTAAACAGGATTTGGTTTACTGCGTTCTTCTTGAGTGTAGCCATCGGGGGTTACTCCTTTAGCATTACAGTGGTCTGTATAATCGCTTGATCTTATTGCTGTCCTGGGTTATAAGGTTGTTCACTTCACCAATCAGGGCTTCGATGCCCACCAGGCCGCGGTAGCCGTACTGGTAGTCGGGCAGAATATCCTCCCCGAACTTCCAGGGTTTATCCATGAGGTAGTTGTTGCCTTTCAAGGTATGAAGTTGAAAGTATAAGTGCTTGATGCCCTTGTTATAACTGTCACCATCACAGATTGCGGTGTAGTCCATGATGGTCTCACCGTCCACGGTTACCTTGCCCTTGTTGGCAGGATCGAAGTAGAACCCCGTATGGTTCTTGGGTTCCATGTCACACTTGCAAGGGTGAGACTTGATGTGTTCCAGGAACCGGGGCGAACAGTAGAAAGCCCGGCCATGGGCACCCATACAGGACAGGGACTCGCGGTTATTGTAGAAGATGAATGAGAAGTCCTTGTCGATCTTGGCTATTTTGTCAAACACGACCATGTCCGTAACCAGGGTGTCATCATGGGTGAAGAATACCGGGTTGATACCGTCCCACAGGTTCTTGAGGTAATAGTCGTAGCCCCCGAACTCTAGGCCCACGTTCTCGATTACCGTGGTGGGCAGGGGGGATACGGCATTAGGTCTGTGGCCTACGATATGAACGGGGTACTTGGGATGAATGGCCTCAAGCACCCGCATAAAGTCTAAATCATAGTACCAGCCCAGGATACAGATGTTCATGTCGCTATATCGGTAGATTTCTTTTTTAACATGGCAATATTATGCATACGATCATCATTTGTTATGCCATGATATTTTATTTCCTGATTGGTTATTGTCATCTTGCCCAAAACAATATCTTCTAAAAATTTAACCCTTAACTCTAATTCCTTAATCTTTTCTTCCATTCCTCCCCCTATACCGTTATGAATAGCACTCCCTCGTTGAACCCGTGCGGGTAGTTGTTCTTGTTCTCGTACCAGTAGAACTCCTTGATGGTGTACCCATGACGGGTCAAAAGATTCTTCATGGTGTTGTACGAATAGTAAGCTACATGCTCGGGGTTCACATTCTCATAGCCCCGCTTGATGTAGTCCCCAAAGAACCCGGCCTGAAAGTTAGGAGCGCAGAACATCTTCTCGGTACCGGGGTAAATCTCCCGGAGTGTATCCAGGAAAGTACCGGGATTGCTCAGGTGTTCAATGATGTCACAGCACAGAATAAGTTCTATGCCGGGGAATACCGTGGCCCTGAACTCTTCTGGCTTGGTAACGTCGCATTGGTGGAAGTTAGGGTAGTCATACTTCACGATGTCCAGGCCATATACCTGCTTACTGATCTGCTGAATCTCGGTGTGAAGGTTATCACCGCAACCGATGTCCAGAACCACCTTGTCCATGCACTTGTGAAGGATGAAGGCCGCACGCTGGATGACCTCCGTGTTAGGAATGGCATGGACATACTTCTTGCGGTAGGCCGAATCCATGTGGGCAAACGGGTCGCCCTTACCGCTAAGGTTATTGATGATTGTGTCAATGCTCATTAGTTATCCGATGATTTGCTCTTCTTCACCAATTCCTCGAATACGTCTGCCCGGATCACCGGAACCTCAAAGCAGTCTATGATGTTCAAGGCGTCGTTCTGGTAGAACCGCTTGAATACGCTCTGGGCACCCTCAGGTCCCTCGGTCGTTGCCACTACCATGTAGAGCTTGAACGGGCAGTCCTTCCAGGGAATGGCGGACATGAAATAAGCCGTCATCTTCTCATCTTCCATCTTTAACCCCCAATACTTTGTAGTCTCGTTTCGGGTGACCATGAACCTTGCCGTCACCCACCTCCTTGATTCTGTAGCCCATGTTAATCATGTCGTGGGCCAACCCGTTGCCCGTGTAACCCCATTTGTGGGCATACTCGGGATGCTTGCGGATTTCATCCATGTCCCCGAAGATGAAGTCCATGAGTCCATAGTGACTGCGATAGTTTTCTACGCACTTGATAACGTCCGGGCCTTCGATGTGGACAGTGCCACCGGGCTTTAGGGTTCGCTTGATGTCCTTGAGTATCTGCATAGCATCGTCATACGTAAAATGCTCAATGGCATGGCAAAAAAACACGGCATCCAAGGAACCGGACCGGAAGGGTAGGGCACGGGCATCGCATACTACCTGGGTGCCGGGGTACGGGGTCATGTCTACATTGATGCAACCCTTAAAGGGAAAGGGGCCGCTGCAAAGGTTAAGGTTCATTTATTTTCTTCTTAATGGTTGCAACTAACTGATTACGCAATTCCATATCTACATATTGAAGACTTTCCAATTCCTGTGGACTTATCTCAATCTTCATTCTTATATGTGGTACAATTCTATCCAGAATTGCTTGACTACCACATTGAAATTCAAATATCATATCTTTCCCCCTATAGATATTTCTGGTATATCTCCAAGGTCTGCTTCACCGTGGTTCGGACATCGTGCCGGTCCGTGGCCCACCTACGATAATCAATCTTATCGTAATTCGCCCAACAGTCGGTGATAGCATGAGCCATTGATTCCGGTGAATATTCACAGGTAAAGGGGTAATCCGGCTCCTTGTAGCCCGCACTAATGAAGGCTTTACCCGCTCCAAAAGCCTCAATACCCCGAGCATACAGAGGGTGCAGACACGAAACAACCATATCGACCTTATTGTAAAGGGTATTAACATCGTTGACGGCTCCCTGAAGGCTGCGGATGAAGGTCCACCATTTGTTGTTCTTAATCAGGGAATCGAAGGTCTCGTGCATACGCTTGTCGGTACAGTTGTACAGGTGCAACCGGGCCTTGGGATTCTTCTTCCAGACCTCCTGCATGGCCACGCATAGGTACAGGGGGTTGCGGGTCTGCCGCCAGTTCTCGATGTAAAGTACCGAGGGTTCCCCACTCAGCTTTTCAGTAATGCCCTCCAGGGGCTTGTACATGTCCAGGTCAATACCCTTCTGGACCAGATAGGTGCGCTTGATGCTGTTCCAGATAATCTGCTCTTCCTTACGCATGCAGATAAAGGCGTCGGTCAGGGGCGCAAGGTCCACGATGGCCTTCATGGACACGCCGTTGCCCACGCTGGACAAGGGTTCTCCGTGCATGAACATGAACTTGGGCTTGCTGTCATGATAGGAATGAATGTTCAACTGACTGTGAATACAGTGAATGTCCTCCTTGTGGTCGTCCACACCGTAAACCACCTGGTCCTCGCCGGGCTGCTTGATGCAGACCTTGTGCCCGGCCTTCTCCTCATACTTGGCAAGCTCAAGTGTGGTTCGGGCAAGGCCGCTGTTTTCTTTTTTCATCCAGTGCATGATTTTCAATTCTACGTTTCCCCCTTGTGCTTAATATTTTGTCCACCAATAAATCTTCTCCTCCATGGCTCAACAGGTGAATGTGCCATTCCATGTGGCTGTCAATAGGTTCTTTACAATACGGACAGTAAATCATGTCTTGGTTGCAAGATAGGTGTTGACCTGGGCCGTAATATTATCAACCAGGTCCAATTTGCCCAACTGACCGTCTTTCAGCCTATCAACAATGTTGTCTATTAATGGTTTGAGAATGGCTACGAGCTGGGTTCTCATCTCTGCCGGGGTTCCCTTTTCAACGGAAGCTGAAACCGGGGCCATGCCGATCAGGTTGCCGTTCCCGTCCAGGTAGCGAATCGTCATGGTGATGTAGTACCAGCCGTCCTTGTATTCAACCGTACACTTGACCGCATCGAAAGACATGTTGCCTCCGGGTTACGGCAGAGCATCAAGCTTTGCCTGAATGTTATTCTTGAGGGTGATTAGGACCCCGCTGTCCACAATGTCCCGTTCCTTGTCCATGAGCCGCTTGTGGAACTTAAGCTGCTTCTCCATCTCGTCCACCAAGATCACCTTGGCAGCGTTAAGGGAAGCACTGTTGAAAGGATCCACCTTGCTGGCTGAGCTTACATTCCTGGCATTCAGGACTTCATCCCAGGCCGGGGTGCCGGGATCATCGGGGATCTCCGGGTCCGGGGGAATGGCATCGTGATGAAGGTACTCCTGGAGACTGGTGGCTATGGAAATCTTGCTGGCCTCCAGAACCATTCGGATGTCGGTCACTCTGTATGGCATCTCGTTTCTCCCTGTTCCCCGGTTTGCATCCTCGGTCCCAGTCGGGGCGCTGAGACCTACTACCTAAAAAGCGTTCGCTTCAAAACATAGGTCACGGTTATGGAATCCGTGCCCTCATTACTTGCCGCATCGGAAGCCGTGACGGTTACCACGTTGGCCCCGCGGACCAGGGCTATGCCGCTGCATACCCAGGCAGTGGTGCCCGTACAGGACCCGCTGTCCCCGGTATCCACGGAATAGGCCACGGAGGTTACGCCCGTGGCATCGGAGGCGGTGCCCCCAAGCCGGAACGTGGCATAGCTGGTTGAATACGTGGTGCTTGAGGTCGGGGTGGTTATGATTACTTCGGGGTCGGTCTCATCACCCGAGGCATATTCGTAGGCCCCGATGTCCCAGGCTGCTCCCTGGGGACGGGAAACATCGTTATAGTCTGCCGGGCTAGACCATCCATCAATGGCCGTTCCTTCATTGATTCCGCGGCTTCCAAGGGCTAATCTATAATCTGAACCGTCAAAATCAACGAATGTCGGTTCAATATTCAAAAGGTCCGTTGCGTCGCCGGTATGCGTTACCCCGCTGGAATACAGTAAGTTGTATCCCCGATCCATTGTGGATAATTCGCCCGAGGACCAACATAAACTTACGTTCGTGAAAGTATGAAACAGGTTGTTGTAGCACTGGCAACCAACGGCCTCGAATTCGTTTTCGTAAGCTGTTCCGGACCGGCAGGCAAACCCTGCGGCTCCGTCTATCAATGTATTGTTGTATGCCCAAACATTATCTACACCCTTGCTATCAATAAACCAACTGCCTAAATTTTTAAAAACATTATTTCTTACAATTACTCCGTCAGACAGGTCATATTTTTGTGCTTCCAACATGAATACCTGAGAAGCATTTTCGCACCAATTTTTTTCATAAAGCAGATCATATAAATGTTCGCCGTTTACATCAAAGCTCTGTACGCAATCAACGTGGGCATCGGTTATGGTATGCGTACCGTGGAACAAATTGCCCCTCATGATATGGTTAGAACCAAACACCCGTGAGTAATCGGCATCGCCGGTATATTGATGGAGGTTCTCAACTTCGTTGTCTTCGATTAAATTGTCTGCTCCGTGAATATCAAATCCATAAGGAATATCGGTAATATAATTATCTGAAATTGTGTTGTTTGAACCGACCGCCCTGATTCCTACCGACTTAGAGCCGTTCACATAACAATCTGTTACCGTACAATAGGAGCCAGCGATATTGACAACGCCATAGCTGGCATTTTCAAAGGTATGGTTGTTGAATCTAAAGCCGTCCAGCTTGACATAGTTTCCTGTGATATTCAGCCCATGGCCGCTGAAGCCAGTACAGTCAATTATTGCTGACCTACTATTCTGTGCTTCAAATGTCAGTAGGTTGTTGGCATCCGTTCCGCTAATGTCTATGGTTAGCTGCTCGGCGTAGGTTCCATTCCCGATGATGATTGTATTTGACCCGGATACCGTGCTTTCCGCCTTACCGATAGTAAGCCAGGCGCAGTTAGGGGCTGAGGCTGCGGAGGCGTCGGCGGTTCCATTGCAGTTCGTGTCGTGGCCGTCAATACGAACATAATAAGTCGCCGCCCATGCGGGAGAGGAAAGCAGGAGTAGTATAAGAACAAGAATTGCCCTCATGGTTTGTAAATCTCGTATTTAAACGTGCGGTCTGAGGTGGCTTCTATCCAGCTGAGTCCATCTGCGCTGCGCATAGTATGTTCAACTGCGCCAGCATCGCTTTGCCCTGGCTTCACATAGTTGTTTGCATCAATAGTATCGTTATAAAGCACGATCCAATAACTTACGCCGTTGCTGACAGAAGCACATATGTTGGTAGCCATTGCCCATGATGCATTGGTTGTTCCCAGGCCGGATGCCACAATCGGATCAGAAGCATCGCCGATTTGTGTTCCCGGCTCATCTGCATTATCGGTATAAATGTAAGCCGTTACATTCCCGGTTGGACTTAAGTTTTTCCAAATATTGAGGTTCATCTTGCAGACATAATAGGTCGATGCTGCCGTGAATTTCGATGCATACCAGGCATAATCAGCATATCTTCCTAAGACGCCATTGCTTACATATTCCCCTTCTTCCGATTGGGTCTCAGTTGTGCAATCCCCAGCACAGGGATCACCGGATGAAACCACAATGCCACCGGCATGATCCTGACCCAGACCCGGCCCCTTCATGCCGCGGTAGAGACCCCGACCAATGCCGCGCTGAGCATCCGCAGAATCTACGCTAATAAACACCGCAAATGCGGCGATAATCACCGCAACGAATAACCTACGCATGATCATCTACGTCCCCGCTTTCTTCGCTTACGCTGTGTACTGGGCTTCCAACCAGTTTTCCTCATGGTTCCATAGATGAAGGCCCGGGACCTCTTGCTGGTCGTACTCCCAAACTTCTTACGAGCCCGCTTCTTCAACTCCCGCTCAAGCGCCGCCGGCATACCCTAAACCCCAAAACCCAATAATATCAACCCCATAAGCAACGTGCGTGTGTGGATGCGTGTGGGGATGTTAGACATTTTACGCAACCCAGGACAAATCGCCGATCCGCTCCCCCCCACCCCTGAACGAACATTCATTCGCCCATACGTCCGATAATTGTTATTATGTAAACTAGGAATTAGGTTAAGCATATCAATGGTTTAGGCATCACCATTTGGGGTTATATCCGGCTCCTCAGGGCCAAGGGTGACGACTTGAGCACTATCATTGACGACTTGAACGCTGGGCGAACAAGCGTTCGCCGCATCCGTGCGAGAGTCGATGGAATGTACATCTATTGCTTGGTCTGCCGGGTCTGGCAGCCTATGGCCTGACACTTGGGACAGTATGTCTGCCATGATGGGGGCCACTAATTGCCTGTTATCTTGGTTGATTATTTGTTGGATGAGGATGGACGGGGATGATCCGCCGAGGATACCGGCGCTATCCAGGACACGCTCTGAGGCTTTATATTTGAGGTATTTGTCTTGACGGTCTTCCGGGCTGCTATGGATCCAGGCTTTAAAGTTTAGAGCTGCACGTTCGAGATTATCATTAAAGAAGCTATTTTGGATGCGGGTTATGAGCTCCTTGTTACGGTCCTGATTGATGGACTTGACCACAGAGCCGTGACTCCAGCCTGTCTTAGCCTCAATCTGCCTGGTGGTCTCGCCAGCTGCTCGCAAGGTTGCAATCTCTATATGGTCTTTATCGGTCATTCATCCTATGCTTAGGCTTAAAATTAGTAATGATCTTACTTACTTGATACACCAAAGCTATATATGGTGTCAAGGATAAAGTGAACCACTACATATAGTATAGGGATAAGCTATTAAGATTATTAGGGAATAAATTAATAGGGCAGGGGATAAATAAGCAGAGCTTAATTATAGCCTATGTCATCACACGGGGTAGGGGGAGATCGTTGGTCCTAGGATCAGTCAGGGGCCTACATCTTATCTTTATCAGGCCAGGGCTGGGGACCGTTGTATGGATGAGCTTTAATCCATTCCAGCTCTGCTATGGTAGGGGTATTAAATCGACTACGGTCCTTGCTGTACTGGGGGAATATCCGGCGCCGCTTGCGCTTCATGGCCACATCATTCTTTATTCTTTCCAATGTTTCCTTTTCTATCTGAACCCCTATTTCCCCAGACTCCATGCATTTAATCACAGAATTTACTATCATAACACTCATGGCATCTGCATGGATATATTCTCCCGTCAAGGGAATACGCTTTGGCTTACTCCTTTCAATTAATAATTTAGCCAAAGACTCAGGCACTGTAATACATATTCGCTTATACATTTTCTTCTCCCTTCATTGTTTTATTCATATCTTACCATTAATTTGTATGTATCACATGGCAGGTTAAATGTCAAGTAAAATAATGTATGAACAAACAAAAAAGTTTGTATGCCGACGAACAAATACGGGGGGTACCCAATATACCCTTACTGCCCCTCTGACCCTTACCCCTTGTATCTATTATTATTTTTTTTTTTTTTTTTTAAATATAATGGAGTAATATTGAGGGCTATGGGGTGGATAATCTGGATATGTATGGGGGTGGACTTTGTTCGTCTACATACAAACTTTTGTTTGTATGCATAAGCTTTTGGGTTATCCAACTATCAACCCTGACACAATTCCACCGAACGAATGTTCGTTCGGTCGATTTATTGCCCAAAGTGCAAAGGTTGGCATAGTTTTCTCACCTATATATAATAGAGGGACGCGAAAAATGAGTAGTAAGGTTGAAATGATTATGGTTTCTGATTTTAGTGGTAAAATAAAGAATAGGGAGGGGAAGAATGAGCATTAAAGAAAGAATACAACACTTAAAAGAACGACATGCTATTGTATGTGGTGTAACTATAGAAAAGTGTATTTGTGGATGGTATCCTTGTGCCCAGTGCTCAAAATTCCGGGGATGCCTCAAAGATAATGTCTTAGATAAATTACCCAAACCAGGAGAAAACTTTGATTGCTTCAAAGCAAAAGAATAATTGGTTAAATAAAGAATAAGGAGGGGGAAAATGAGGGCTATTGTTAGAGTGTCACCACGGGGAGACTTAACCTGTCACCAGGCAGGAAGCAAACCCTTCCCGGATTGGAAAGAAAAATGGCAAGTCCTAATGACTTGGAATGACGGTAAACGCAATATCCCCATTGAACGGCTAAGGGATTATGCCTATTCCAGGCTCATCAAAATGTATGGACTTTAACCCTAACCCGCTGACCTATCGGCAGGACAGATAGAAAGGATAGCCGCAAATGAGACAATTAACGGTCAAATGGGCCACAGAATGCAAGCGATGTGGAGCTCCCCTTGAGATAGGTACCCAGGCCATGTATGAGAAGAGCATGGGCCTGTTCTGTCTCGGCCATGAGCCCCAGGGGGTTGATGAAATCCACCAGTATAGATTAATGAAGGCGGAAGGCAGGGCTGCCCGGTATGACGAATGGGCCGAGAAGAGAGAAAAGAAAGCAAAACAGGACCTAAACAGTTTCCCCACCATGCGCCATGACTGGGCATTTATCACTCAACCCGGCCATATCCCCGCACGTGCAAGGATGATTGCTGCCGATGACCGGGCCATTGAAAGCCTGAAGGTTGCGGAAGGAATGAGGCACAAAGCCGAAAGCCTCCGCCACGTCAGGGTAGCCGGGGACGCGGAACGCAAAAGAGAAAAGGTCCGGGCTGCCCTGGATACAATGATTGGCAAGGGTTCCCAGGTTTATGATGCGGTTTTTGGCCTGGGGACTGTCGTAGGGGTCTACCCTAAGTCATACCGGATTCGGTTTGACCGCCTAGACCGTGCCATTTCAAGGGACAAAAGCTACGTGCGCCCCATTGCACCATCCGTCGAGAAAAAGGAGGGGGAAGTCAATGATAATCAAAGTATGGGATGAAAACTGTCAGCTCAAGTGCAAGCTAAGGCTTGCTCCCCAGGACATCGAAGAGGCTATTGGCCGATGTGGCTGGATGTGCCTAAACGATGCCGAGGAAGTCACCCCGGAAGATGGGCTGGAGATTAAAAGGATTGAGGCTCAAGGATATGCAGGGATGGTTACTCAAAACTCCCAAGATGCCCTGAAGTGGTGGAAGGAAAGAAAGGTTTGACCTCTGATCATCCTCCCTAGCCCATGCTGGGGGGGAGAATGAGGGGTTAAATCTCAGGGGTGGGGGGTAAATATGAATGCGAAACGTTATAAAATGAAATACGAAATCTCATATTATGATAAAAATGCTAAAATGCCAAATAGATCACAATTTACTAACAAAAAAAATGCCGATCATTGGTACCGGCTGTTAATTATGCAAGGTATCAAAAAAGATGAGGTAAAATATTTTAAAATTATTCCGTTGATTTATACTTAGGGGTTAAATCTCAAGGAGAAGAAAAATGTTAAAGGGAAATCTTATTCAAAAATACAAAACCCTACCACAGGCAAAAGCTATCCCTGATATTCTTTGGGACGCCCAGAATATGTTAGATCGGATTAAAATTCTACAGGAAGAAATAAAATCAATACGAGAAAAATTCTGCTGGAATATAGAACCAAAGGTTATGGCAATTTTAAGGCAAAATTGGAACGACGATGAATTAGATAGGGCCGGTTTTATTGAAAAATATTGTAAGTGCTTTTATACGGGGGCTGCGGTAATTAGTTCCCCCATTGATACAATTGAAACCTGTAGGATTTGCGGAAAAATAAGAAAGGATAAATGATTGTCTTGCCGACTTTTATTTAAATCTCAAGGGGGAGGTGAATCATGGTTTGCTTTATTTGCAGACAGAAAATTCAAACAAGCCATAGAACTTTTATTGCAAGTAGAAATAAAAAAGAAAAAGATCGTTTCCGGGATCTTTGTGAATCCTGTTATGAAGAAAACATGAACTCTAAGGGCTATATTAAAATACGGACAGAAAATAATATTACTCTTTGGCAACATCAGGAGGTGAATCATGCATGGCATGGGTAAGCATACGCCGGGACCGTGGCATTATCGACAAATATTCGACCTTAAAAAATCTTGGTATGATTATACCAAAATTACAGCAGAAAATGGGGATACCACCATTGCGGTTATTCCGCCGAGCTCAATAGAGGAAGATGAAATCATAGCCCGCCTTATCGCCGCTGCGCCGGAGCTGCTGGAGGCTTTAAAAGAAACTTTATCCACAGAAAGATCAGATTGCAATGATCGAAATTGTGGATTATGCACACGATGTAAGTCAATAATGGCCATTGCCAAGGCTGAAGGGAGGGATTAACCATGATCCGAAAGCTTAGAAATAAACAATACCGGGGAAAACATGGCTTGATAATCTGTGGGGAGGGAATCAAGATATTCTTTGAATTTGAATCCCAGGCCGATGAGTTTATCAAGAGGCACAAACAGGGCGAGAACCACGAAAAAGTATTGAAAGAAATATGGGGTATAAAATGACCATTAAAGAATTAAGGGGGAGGAATTATGAATATTGATTGGACAGTAGATAAATGTATCCAAGGGGCAAGGCTTTACTGTCACCGAATAAAGTGGAATTATCATCCCTCCTTTGATTCTCGCTTTCAATTTTGTAGATGTGAAGGGGGACATCAACACGTTATGTATCAAGGCATAGAGATTGACTTAGTAGATGCTAGAAAATACGCTAAATTTTACCCAATGACAAGAGGTTAAACCATGACCATTAAAGAATTAAGGATAAGGTTGGGGCTGACACAGGAGGCCATGGCCAGGGAGCTGGGGGTGAGCCTTACAACCCTGAGGAATTGGGAATATGGGCTCCACGGACCTAGTCCCATGGCGCAGGAGAAAATCGAGAGGCTTATGGCCGGGGCTGGCATGGAGATTGCATCAAGCCCAAATGAGAAAATGTGATAGGACTGTGATTATTTACTTGACAGGTTCGCAATCGTTGTGATATACAGGAATTATGAAAAGAGATAAACCCTTTTTGGTGAGGCTGACAAGCAAGGAAATGGCATGGATCAAGAAGAAAGCCGGGCAGATGGGGATACCCATTGCAGCATATATCCGGTATTGTGTCCATCAAGAAAAGGTCAGGGGATAAATAAATAGATAGGAGGTGGCGTATGGGTCGGGGGAAACTTACGCCGGAACAAGTTAAAACGATAAGGGAACGGTTAGGAATGACGCAGCAGGAGCTAGCTACAGCTTGCGACATGACGCTGAGCAGCGTGAGCAGATGGGAACGGGGAATTGGGGTGCCAAGCCGGGTGGCCACCAGGACGATCAAGGAAGTGTTGCGGAGGCATTATCTCGACTTCGATAAGCTGTGGGATGATGAAAAAAATGAGGGGTAAGCCATGGTACAGGACCGGATCAAAGAGATCAGGAAGCGCATGGGACTTACTCAGGAAGAGTTCGCCCAAACCCTAGGGATGACAATATCATCGGTGGCCAGGTGGGAAAACGGGGGTCATAAGCCTAGTAAGGTTGCAAGGATGTTGATTCGCAGGGTATTCGAGGAATACTGCGAGAAACACAGAGAGATTGAAAAGAAATATGACCCCCTGGACTGCCAGTAATGACTGAATCCTGGAGAAAATTCCCGAATCGGAGCCCCAAGGTTGACTCGTCAGATGAGTTGGCAGATGTATATGCTAAGGCGTACCGGGACTGGTTGATGGGAAGAAAAGAACAAAAAGAAAGACCGGAAATACCTGAAGGATTAGGAAGACTTAAAGCACAAATGATAAGGTATAGGATAAGGGATCAAATTTCTAGTTAACATAATATATATTAACCGACTGAAATCATTCAGGAAACACGCGAAGGTGATTAGATGTTTACTGAGCGAATCATGAGGCAAGTGGAGCCGGGGTTGATGGGAAACCATATTTTTTTGCCCACGCTATGGGAGGTTTGCTAATGAACTTGCTAATGAGAACGCTAATGCAGAAGAATAGGGAAATCATGGATGACCTGAATAACGAGCCGGACCTTGACCTTGAAACGTATGCCATGGTCCTGGCCGGTATTTGGGCGACGGCTATCTTCTTCCATGAAATGGAGCGTGGTGGGGACGTCTTGGAGCTAAAACGAAATATCTGGCTTACGGCTGAAGAATTGGCCAAGGACATGGGAATGCTCATGTGTACGTGGAATAAGAATATTGAAGCCGTGCAGAACGCGACAACCAATTAGGGGGTGAACCATGGACCGTCTGAGTGCCGCCAGGGGGATATTGATAGGGTTAGGGTTTGCCATTCCATTCTGGGTCGGGGTCTTCTTTCTGGCCAAGCTAATTTACGGGTAAGGGGGGGAACCATGAAAATCTGCAAAACGTGTGCATTGTGGCCTATGTGCAGGAAAAGTGCGGGAGAGGATGATTTCTGTATCGGATGGATTGATCCTCATCGGCCGAATGCCGAGGATGTACGGGCCATGATGGCCGATGTACCGGCACTGTGGGAGGCCATGGCTCAGAGGAACCTGGGGGCTCTGGTTGCCCTGCTTAATGACCGATTCCCGATGAGGTAGGTATGAACCCTATCTGTGACAGGTACGATACCAGCGTGAAACCTTGCGCTCACTATGCTGGGGATGGGCTCTGTAGGCTAAGGGGTAACTTCCGGTGCATCGAGTATGCCCGGAGAAATGAGCCCATGCTGAGTTACAGCCAGATCCAGAGTTGGACCCGGTGTAAGCGCAAGTGGTACCTGGCACAGATCGTGGGGCTGGAACCTGTGGAGCTTGCTGGACCCCTCAAGCGTGGCGGGATAGCAAGTGATGTGCTTGACCTAGTGCATACGGGGGATGCCAATCCTCTTGCGCCAATAAAGAAGGCATATAGCATAGAGCGCGAATCGGAGGATAAGGTTGAGCGCGACTTGGCTGCGCTTGAGGGGGTATTTACTTGGTACATTGGGTCTGAGTATGCAGAAATGAAGGGTAGGACTCAGTACCATTGGGAATGGAAGGAACCGGACTACCCGAGGTTGCAGGGGTACTTGGATCTGATGTATCCCAATGAGGATAGTATAGCGTATGAGTTTAAGTACACGGGGAATCCAGATAACTATAGCCGCTTCACGCTTCAGGATCAGCTTTCTGCTTATTTCCTGGGCGTACCCACGCTTCAGCGTATAACCCTCCGGGCTATTCAGACCCCCACGCTTAAGCCTACCAAGGGTGAATCCCAGAACCAGTATATTGAACGGGTGCTGATTGACTGCAAGCGCCAGCCCAAGAAGTATGTCACGGATACCCATTACTGGAGGTCGGAGTTTGACCTTGAGGCATACCGGGAGAAAGCCCGTTGGGTTGCTAAGGAGATCGTGGAGGCTTGTGACCGCGGGGAGAAAGGCTGCTACCAGAACCTGAATGCCTGCTATGCTCCGGGGCAGTGTGAGTTCTTGAAAGTGTGCGAGGGCGGGGGGGCTGTGTCTGAAACGCTCTATCGATACAAGGAGAAAAAGGAGGGAAACATGGAACCACGTGGGTAACTATTTATTCCGATGGGCCTCTTGCTAACTCCGAAGTGACTTTCTTCCGGGGGGATGAAAATGAAGAAAACCGTGAACCCGGTAAGGAATAAGGAGCGCGAGCAGATGTTCGACGAGATAGCCAAGAAGATGTTTGGCCGTAAGTTCAGCGCGGCCCTGGATGACATGGCCTGTGTCCGCTGTGGGGCTTCCATCGTGGGGTTCAGGGACGTGAACAGTGCCAGGGAATACAACGTCTCCGGGTTGTGCCAGAAGTGTCAGGATCAGATGTTCAACCCGCCGGATGAGTATGTGTATACCAATGATGACGTTAATTGGTCGGATAGCACGTAGACCAAGGTCGTTGTTGTCTTTGCCGTTCTTTTTCCCTACCCAACCGTATTTAAGGTGCGGTGGCTTTTGTTGGTTGTAGAAGAAGGTCACTCATAAAAGAAGAGGTTAAAAAGGGGGTAACGATGCGGGTACGGTCATTGAACACGGAAGAAAAGCAGTATATCACGGGTTGTTGGTTGATCTATGGGCCTACGGGGAGCGGAAAAACATACAGTATCGTTACTGCTCCCATGCCTGCTGCCCTAGTGAACTCAGAACCGCGTGATCCTAGGGTAACCCTTGGTGGCTCAACCTTAGAGATCGACATTATTGAGCCTGAGAACTTTGAGGATATTATGATTTGGCTCAACCAACAAATTGAAGCGGCTACCGTTGGCAAGTGTAAGTATAAGACGGTGTACTTGGACGGTTTGACCTTCACCATGGGTAGCTACCGTTCCGCCTTGGCTGATGACCGTGCCGAAATCAAATGGGACAAGCTGACCGCCAAGGAACAGAAAGAGGCCAAAGGCTGGCTCAGAGATAAGCTCAGTATTGAGCAGGCCGATTGGGGGCTCATGGCAGAAATGATGATTCGTGAGACCAGACTACTCAATACCCTTAGTAAGCTGGGGGTAGTAGTAGTGGCCACGGCTATCGCCCAAGAGTCCCCCAAGTGGGACAGGACCCTTCAGGCAGCACCCGCTCTTCTTGGCCGCGATTATCCCACCCAGATCCATGGTTATTTTGACTTCATTGGCTTTCTCTTTCAGCCCTGGAAGCTCCAGGAGGATGGTACTGTCCGCCCTCCCCAGGTAGCATTCAGCAGCCCTAACGGAGAATACATGACCAAGGCTTGCGGTGCGCTGTCCACCATCAAGCGTGCCGGTGACCTTAACATTACCCGCTTACTTGCAAAACTAAACAATGGGAGGTCAAAGGATGAAACCCCAGAGGTTGTGCAAGAAGTGTCAGAGGCCCCTAAGCTACTATAACCTGTCTGAATACTGTTTTCGTCATACCCCGGAGGGTGAAGAATGGAAGATTAGGGAGATACGTGAGGCCAGAATGACCATACCCTGGCCTGGGGAGATTGAGGACATTCAGTATCCATGGGAAGCAATTTACAGTAAGCAACACTACCTGTCAGGGTAGAAAACACAACAAAGGGAGGTAAGTAAGATGAAGGGGAAAGTGTTTCAGTTCGTAGTAGTGATTCATCCGACAGACAAGGAGGCAGAAGAAGGTGGAAGCTCAAAGGTCATTGTACCAGTAACTGCGGTTATAGCCAATGATCAGAATTCCGCTACACTTCAGGCTGGACGAGCTATCCCTGAAGAATACCTATCTAAGCTTGACCGTATTGAGGTGGCGGTTCGCCCTTTTTGATCGAATCAGAAAATGCTAAGCTTAAAGAAATTTATCCTACCTTAAAAGGCCAAGTTGATCCTAAATCTCAGTATGGACATTGGACAGCGGCAAGTTATGACCAAAACTATCAGCCCGCTGTTTATACTAGTGCATCATCAATTCTAAACAAATAAGGAGGTAGCAAAGAATGGGTGAGAAGTTAGACGCAAGGACGGAGTTCAGTTATGAGATTCCTGAAGAGGGGGTTCACATTGCCGTAGTTCAGGAACCCAAGACCGGCACTTATGACTGCCAAGGTGGGGTTAAGGGTTACAGCTTCGGGGTCAAGTGCGTAATAGACGGTGGCCCCAGCGACGGCCTCTGGCACTTTGAGAATTGGAGGTCACGCTGGCCCGATGGAAAGCTCAACACCAAGGCCCTGAGTGCTATGTACGGTTTCCTAGTTAAACTGGGGGTCAAGAAACTCGGTGGTATTGATAGCGATGAGATTGAGCAGGAGCGGTTCGTTAAGGGGTTCGAGGGCATCGCCGGTAAGGCCGTGGGCTTGGACATCTTCCATTCCAAGGGCAAGGATAATAAGGAGTGGTCCAGAGCTAAGGCATACTACACCGTGGCTGAGGCCAAGGCCAAGATGGGAGTTGCACCCGTGGCCAATGGGAAGAAAGAGGCTCCCAAGGCTGAAGATAAGGGGGAGGGCTGGTAGATCCAACGGGGCAGGGATCTTGGTGATAGAGGTCATTCCTCTAAAGGGGGTTCAATTCCCCACCCTGCCCTATGAAAGGAGACCTATCGTGTGCTGGCATAAGTGGACGAAATGGGAGGAATACGAAGAAAGAAAGATTCGTTTTTTAACAAGGGCGTCTGATTATGATCAGCCGTATACTTCCGTAGAAACCAAACAGAAACGAGTCTGTATCAAATGCGGGTTGATTGAAGCAAGAGACCTAGAAAAAGGAGGGTATCCTCCATGAAAACACTTACTGTCAAATATAAACCCGAGATAGATGCTTTACCCTCTGTGTTCACCCTATCCATGTGTCCCAAGTGTGGAACATTCAGCTTCGTGGACTTCGACTTGAGCCCGGTATGCCCATACTGTGCAGCCGAAGAGGAGCGGGTGGAGCTTAAACCCTATCAGCCTACGGACGATCAGGCTTATCATTTTACGGGCTGTGGATGGGAAAGGAAATAAAAATTATTCTTTCTTTAGTTTTAAGATTAACGAGTCTAATAATGTTCTTTTATGCAAGTTTTACTCATGATGTTTTTTGGTTCGTTTTTGCAATATGGAATATCATTGTGGCAATGGATCTTGAAAGTGAAAGGAAAGAATATTAATGGGTCGATGTGGATCACCGGACGAGAAAGATCGAGAGGATCGTTGGCTAGATGCCCGTGACGAGTGGATCAAGGACCAGATTGAAGATCTTATCCGTGCCGTTGTGGGTCACCTGAATGATATGCAACATTGTACTAGGTACTATTCATACCAGGAAGTAAGAGAAATGGTCAAGAGGTTAATATGATTCCTTACGCTACATATACCCACGTTATTCCCTGACTTGCCATAGTGGGGGCCGTCCTGTTTGCATTGCTATTCTATTCCATGTGGAGGGTAAGGCCATGAATATCATCGGGGCGTGGAAAACCGAGAAGAAATGTAGGTCTATCTCTCACCCGGAGTTTGAAATAACCGGGGACCGGGAAAATGGGGAACTTTATATTTTATTAGAGAAATTAATGCGTATCGGACTTGTCACCCTTGAGGATTGGGAAATCGTGAGGAAGAAGAAGAAAGTGGTGATTCCGGTCGAATGTATGGTTGGAGATACTAAAGAAAAAACTTTTGTTCTATATTGTAAGGGAAATCCAGCGGAAATTAGAATTTCAGTTCCCATGACCATGACACTCGAATGGGAAGAGTAACCCCTGTTGATTTGGAGGACAAATGACATGGACCTACCACATACTCGGGCCTATCGCGTACATGATCGGAACTATTATCGGCTTAGCTTGCCTCGCCGGCCTATGTACCGTCTGGACCGTATATTCCATCTGCTTGCGGGTATTGGCCTGGGCATGCTGCTGGCAACCCTATGGGCGTGGCTTGCGGGGATGATATTCTAATTACCAATAACCTTCCGCCCCCTGCGACCGGGGCGGATTCAGGAGGGGAGAATGAAAGAATTACACGGATCACTTGAATTGAAATTTCATGAGGTCCCAGACTCTATATTTAAGCTGATTGTGCTTATTGCTCCTAGAGGAGAGCAGGAATGTAACGGTACGCGTTGGTGTACCGTCAAGACAGTTGAGGGCGTTGAGATAACTTTTTTTAGGAAGTCAGAGTCAGGACAGAGTGAATAACCTTCCGCCCCCTGCGGCGTGGATGGACACACACTCCGTTGCTCTCTGGATGGGCAGAACGGTTGAGCTAGCGACAAGTTACCTATGCGGCCCACGTATGCTAGCGAGTAGCGTGGAAAAACTCCAGGGAAGCCGGAATCAAGCCCGGCCAGGGGGCGGATTCAAGGAGGGGAGAGGAGTGAACATTCAACTTTTATATGGATTTTTATTTTCAGCAAGCTTTATAGCTCTCGGAATATTTTTGGGCTGGTGTTTAAACTAATGGGAGGAAAAATGGAAAAGATATATTATCGATCCAAAGATTGTCCTAAAGGAACACCGTTTAAACTTGGATTTGCCCTATATCCCGGGGGTGATTGGATAGACATTGCTAATTATAATGGTTCGCCCTGGAGAACTCGTTATCGGCTTAGCGAACTGGAGATTCAAAAATGGCATTCTTCATAAGACATTCTTTGATTTGGATTGACCGGAAATTTCCCTTTGTGCATATCCGCAATGGGTACAGAGTTAAATAGCCTTCCGCCCCCTGTTTAGTGGCGCGAGGACTCTTGTATTGCTCAAGGGGTAAAGACGGTGATGCGCCGAAATGGGGAGAGACTTTGCCGGACTAATACCGGCCAGGGGGCGGAATACAGAACGGAGCGGACATGGGAATCTGTAATTATTGCAGGTTAATGGCAATCAAACGCCGAGCAAAGAAAGAAGGCAAGAAAGTAAAGGTTAAACGAGCAACCTACGTCAGTTTATCGAAAGGAGACCTGAAGGAATATGCTTGGCCGGGTGGGGTGGATGTGTTTGTCGATGGAGAGAAGGTTGCTTGGTTTATGGAATTGTCGGAACATTGTGATTGTTAGAACGGAGCGGGCGGGCATGGCGGGAACCATGCTGAATCAGGGCGTAAGCCCCGAGCGAGTCAAGGACCGGATTAAGGCATCCGTAATGCCCCTACTCTCCAACGCGGTCCCAAACCGGTATCAAATCCGGCCCTGCTCCACCCAAGGTTTTTGTAAGGAAAAATACCCACTTTTTCTTATTGGAAAGGAGGAAGAAATGTTTCTTAGGCAATCAGACATCATGGTGATTGTAGCAATTTTAACTTTTATTTTGGGATTAGTAACCGGGATTCAAATAAGGTGGGCAATTCCATGACC